AGGTTTATAGTCAAAGTTTCTTGGATCATCAAAGTTCATGCGGTTGGTCCTCTCTAGTAATTGATGATAAGGGAGAGAAAGATCCCCCAGATAATGACAAAGAAGAACAGACCAACGATTCCAATCAATATTAATCTAAAGAGAATATTAATCATCGATCCAGTCCTCCCTAACGGTGTCATCCCACTCATCTTGTAGATCTTGATCAGAGTAATTTGAAATCTCCTTGGTTAGTCCTAAATAAGCATAAGAGATGACCTGCTGCTTGGTTAGCTCATACTCAATCTTTTGTTCAACAATCTCATCGATCATCTCCATTCGTACCATTTCATCCATTTTTCTTCTCCAATTGATCTCCTCGTAGGTCCGTCACCAAACAGAGGAGAGTAAGTTAAGGGTAACGATAGGGGGTTAATTAAATCCCTCCTATCGTCCCATTTTCCTCAAGCTGCAAGGTCAATCCTGGCAGCCAAGCCAATCTCAGTAGGCTCATTAAACTCATCAATCAAGCCCTTATTCCTCATATCCCACTTCCACCAACTGAGATCTTTCTGGGAAGTAGTATTCTCAGGATATTGAGCATGAGCTAGATCAAGGATCTCTCCATCACCCATTCCATGGAGTATACCTTGCTTGACTAACTGACCCACTCCCCTGATTTTCTTAGAGCGAATCACTGGTGACTTTCTCTTAGGCGGTTGGTCATCAGTAGCTATAGGGTCAGTGGACTGTTCAACGTTGTTGATCAAATAGGGTGGGTTTCCCTTCTCTTCATTTACTTCCAGCTCCTCAATCACCTTCATGATCTTCTGAGCACCATCTGGCTTAGAGCTAAACTTCTTGACCTTATGACCAAGCTTTGCATAGATCTTAATTAGCTCAGATCCATTGTAAAGGGACAGATCATCCTCATCTTGAATAATGGAAAAATCATCCTTCATCTTGCTGCCCACCTCATCAGCTTTGCTGAGGTATTTAAAGGCAGACGGTTGAAAGGTCCTATTGTTAATCAAATAATAAATGTTCATGTTAATTCTCCTTCTAAGAATTTAAGTTTTGACCTGTCATCATCAGCACTGAGTTGGTCAGTTTTCAGTGGACTCCTTTTCAGGGGTTTCGACTCAATCCAAAAATTCTATCATTGCATCCAGCATCTCTACTTGAGCAAATCTTTCCTCCTCAGTCTGCATCCAACCATTAGCAAGATCCTTCAACCACATAAGACCATCTACATCTTGACTTTTAAAATACCAGGTTGCAGCCCTCAGCAATTCACTCACACTATGAACTCTTTCATATCTCATTTTTCTTCTCCTAGAACTGTAAACTCAAAAATATTGTATCTTTCGGTGATGATGCGGTTGGGAAAGCCTATAGAGTATTGAATAGGACCATCTGATTCAACCAATACGGCAATTTGTCCTTCTTTCAAGTAATTTTCATCATCTTTCTTAGTGACCAAAATTCTAGTTTTATGTTTTAATTTTGTACGGTTCATTTCTCATATACTCCTTGAAGATTGTTGTGAAGAGTGATTTCCATTACATCGTCATTACTCAATCCATAATATTTCTGAGGATCTACTGAAAATCTTCCACTTTCATCGATATATGGATTTATAATATATAAATCATTAAATATAAATCCAATTCTTTCATCGGAAGTGGGAGAATTGAATAGCTTACTTTTTTGTAGTTTCATTTTTAGCTCACTTTTTATATTGTGTTAAAATTCTTATATAAGGAATAGTCTAAAGAATTCGGAATTTTCTTTAGTAATGCAGCACAGATCTTTTCATCAAAACAGTATAAACTAAGCATTATTCTTTCATCTTCGTCAGCAGATTTCGATATATATTCAATCGGAGTAATAATTGCATCAGTATCAGTGACTGAGATGTGTGCTTTTCGATTCTTAGAAATCGAAATTGGAACGCGAATTATTTTTTCTTTCATAATATTTTCCAAAGTTTATAAATAAATTTATTTTTATTTATAAACTAATCTTAGAACAATAAACCAGCATTGTACAAATAAAGTTATTTATATCCAATAAATTTTATTTATAATGTTGGATATTTCGTAATGGTTATTCCATTGCTAAGAGTAATTCCATGGAAGGAATCTCGTATTTTTTTATAATCCTCCTTAGAAAGATCGAAAAAAATTATTAATTCTTTCCAACCATCGAAAATCAATTTGCGATTTTCGGGATCGTAACTTTTAAAAATCATATTACTTTCTCCGTTATATAAATAAATTTATTTTTATTTATAAATCGTATCTTAGAATAATAAACCAGCATTGTACAAATAAAGTTGTTTATATCCAATGAATTTTATTTATAATAAAGTTGTTTATATTCAATGAATTTTATTTATAATAATTCGATTCATGGATTTTATTTATATTCAATGAATTTAATTTATACTATTAACTTTGTTTATATTTAATGAATTTAATTTATACTATTAACTTTATTTATATTCAATGAATTTAATTTATATTATTAACTTTATTTATTCGAGATTAATTTTATTTACATCATGAATTTTATTTATTCGAGATTAATTTTATTTATATTATTAACTAAGCTTATTCCCAATAAAATCTATTTATATTATTAACTAAGCTTATTCCCAATAAAAATAATTCACATCATCAACTCTATTTATTCTCAATGAATTTTATTTATATTATTAATTCTATTAATCCGAGATTAATTTAATTCATGTTATCAACCCAATTTATTATTAATAAACTCAGCTAATAATAAATATTAATTATTAACTCGGGTTATATCGAATAAACTCAGCTAATAAGGGGTCCCCCCTCCCCCCTTCGCGCGCATACCGTCAACAAAAAAAGAACATCAAATTTTAAACTAAATAAGAATAATTCTCATCTACTCAAACTACCCGATCTAATCTGCACAGCTCACCTCACCTTACAGACTATAAAATATTTTTATAAACCTTGTTTACATTTCCAAAGATATAACCTAGGATAGTAGTTAACTGGGTTTATACTACTGTTACAATTAAAGGATCAAGAACAGATGTCAATAAGCAAGAAACAAGCATTCAAAGATCGTCTGAAGGCAGAATTTGGCAACTATCATCCTCTTCTGGCAATGGCACACATGGCCAATGATCCAGAAATTGAGGATCCTGATCTCAAGTTCAAGTGTCACAAGGCAGTGGCTGAGTATGTTGAGCCGAAGCTCAAGGCAGTAGAACATTCTGGTGATCTCTCAGTGGAGATGGCTCCGCTGGTTATCAACATGGCAGAGGCAGTTACTGCTGAAGAGATATAGTCCTGGAGATAAATCTCACCAAGCCTCAGTCCGTTATCTTTGGAGATGAGCACCGGTTTCGGGTAGTTATTTCAGGACGACGATTCGGGAAGTCCTTTCTGGCTGCTGTTGAGTTGCTGAGAGCGGCGAGAGAGAAACCTGGCAGCCTGTGCTACTACACGGCACCTACTCATGCGGCAGCTGAGTCAATTGAATGGTTCATTCTCAAGAAATTGGCTCCCTCGGGTTGGATTGAAAAGGTCAATGAGACCAAGCTAACCCTTTGGTTGAAAAATGGATCGCGGATCACGCTGAAGGGAGTTGAGAATGCGGATGCCCTTCGAGGGGTTTCAATCTCCTTCCTGGTTATGGATGAGTTCCCTTTCTGCAAGGAGCAGGTTTGGCAAGAGGTACTGAGACCTGCCTGCGCGGATCAGATGGCGAGGGTGCTGTTCATTGGCACGCCCCACGGGCATAACTGGGCAAAGGACCTGGCGGATATGGGAGCGAGTGATGCACCTGAATATGCTAACTGGAATTACTTCTCGTATACCACGGCGGAGGGAGGAAATGTTTCTGAGGAAGAGCTGGAGGCAGCTAGATTACAGATGGATGAGCGAGCCTTTGCGCAGGAGTATCTAGCTAGCTTCGAGACCTTGTCAAATCGAGTTTACTCAGCCTTTAGCAAGGCGCATAATGTTTCAGCTAATGTGATTGATAAACACCCAGAAGCAAGACTATTTGTAGGAGAGGACTTCAACGTATCACCCTCCTGCATGACTCTGGGAATAAAGGTCAAACGACCTCTGAATCCTGAGAAGGGAGACAACGTAACCCCGATTGATCAGACCCAAGTAGAGGAGCTGCATATATTCGACGAGATTATCATGGAGAACGCTACTACTGAGGAGATGGCGGAGGAGCTGAGAAATCGGTATCCGACCCGACCGATTACAATATATCCAGATCCATCTGGCAGAGCGCGGAAGACCTCGGCCCCTGTAGGACAAACTGACTTTACCATTCTCAGGCAATATGGCTTCCGAGTTATTGCCCCCAGCAGAGCGCCAAAGGTGGTAGACAGGGTGAATGAGGTTAATGCGATGTTATGTAATGTTGAGGGTTTACGGCGTCTGCATATTAATCCAAAATGTAAGGAACTGATTCGAGGTTTGGAAGGCATGACTTATAAGCAGGGGACCAGTATTCCTGATAAGTCGCTTGATATTGATCATGCCCCAGATGCATTAGGGTATTTGATACACGGGGAATACCCCCTGATTAAGAATACGTTGGACATTAAAAAGGTTATGGGAATATAGATTATGGGCGTAGAACTATTGCATCCTCAGTATGAGACCTATCAAGATAAGTGGCAGCGCTGTCGAGATTGCTTTGAGGGGGAAGACGAGGTAAAGGATCGAGGAACAACCTACCTTCCTCAGCTCTCAGGGCAAGATGACGACGATTATTCAGCCTATAAGAAGAGGGCTCTGTACTATTCAGTCATCTCAAGAACAATCCAGGGAATGGTAGGATCCTCTACTAGAATCCCCCCTGTAGTTAATGTGCCCGATAAGATGCGGCCTTGGTTACAGGATATTACCAATACAGGGATATCTCTAAACGGATTTATTCAGCAGATGATTGAGGAACACCTGCTAATGAGCCGTTATGCCATCCTAGTGGATCACGATGGAGATCGTCCTTATCTAACGGGGTATACTGCAGAATCGATTAGAAACTGGTCAAATTCCAGTGTAGTATTGGGAGAGACCGTGCAGCAGGTAGCCCCCGATGATGTATATGACATCGAGGAAATTACTCAATTAAGAGAGTTAATCGCTACTGAAGAGGGGTATCAGGTTAATCTATGGCAAGAAGATTATGGTTGGGAAATAGTAGAAAAGATTCAGCCTACCTTGAGAGGTACTGCTATTGAGGGTATTCCGTTGGTGGTACTTAGTAAAGAAGGAGTTGGACTCAATATCTCCAGCCCTAGCTCAATTAACCTGGTTAACATGTCCCTCAGTCATTATAGGACAAGTGCGGATCTTGAGCATGGACGACACTATACTGCTCTTCCTACCCCTTATGTTACTGGGATTGACGTTGATACTGAACTGAGAATTGGAGCAGGTACTGCCTGGGTACTCCCTGACGTTCAATCAAAAGCTGGATATTTGGAATTCAGCGGTCAAGGATTGAGAGCATTGGAGACTGCTCTTGATGACAAGCGACGCATGATGGCAACCCTCGGGGCTCAGATGCTTGAGCAAAGTCGAGAGGGAGTAGAGGCAGCTGAAACCGTTCGACTGAGGCAGAATGCGGAAACTTCCACTGTTATTCAATCACTTAATATTGTTGAGCAGGGAATTACTCAAGCCTTGAAGAAGATGGCAGAATGGCAGGGGATTGATTCAGAGGGAATCTCAGTAGAGATTAACAAGGACATCATCGATGCTAAGATGAGTAGTAAGGATTTAACTGCCTTAGTCGGAGCTTGGCAAAACGGAGTGATTTCTCAAGAAGCAGCTACCTGGAACATTAAGAAAGGAGAATTGCTCCCTCCTGATTCTACAGTAGAAGAAGAGATTGTAAGATTGAAGGAAAGGGCAACTGTATCCCCTGGGAAACCTAACGATGCGGATTAAATGATCGGAGATCAAAAATGTTAGAAGCAAAGGTAGATAGTTTGGATAATGTGCCAGAGGCACTTCAGGATCACTACGTTGAAAAAGATGGCTCTTATATTTTAGGAGTATCTGGAATGGTAGACAAGTCAAAGGTGGATGAATTTCGAGAGAATAATGTAAAGTTGATGAAAAAGATGGAGTCTTTGGAATCTTCTTATGGAAAGATAGACCTAGATGAATATGAGAAACTTAGATCTGTTGCTAGAAGACAAAAGGATAAGAAGTTAATTGACGCAGGCAAGGTAGAGGAGCTGGTAGAAGAACGTACCAAGCGAATGAAAGAAGAATACGAGGAACAGATCAAAGGTCTTTCTACTCAGAATGAAACATACAATCGTCAGCTAGAAGGATTGGTAATAGATAATGCGGTAAGGGAATTATCTGCTAAAGAAGGAGCCTTGGCTACAGCAGGAGAGGATATCCTGCTTAGAGCACGATCTGCCTTTAAGCTAGTTGATGGACAAGCTACTCCGCATGATACTAATGGTCATGTCATATATGGAGCAGATGGGGTTACTCCAATGGCAGTGAACGAATGGATGAAGGGGCTTACTCAATCCGCCCCTCATTTATTTGCTACTTCTACAGGATCAGGTTCTCAGCATGGGAATAGAAGTAATAGTGAAGGTCGGACTGTTACTCGAAATGAGTTTGATAATATGAGTCAACTGGCAAGAAGTGAATATGCAAAAAAAGGCGGAAAAGTAGTTGACAATTGAAAAAAATCAGTCTATGATCTATATCATAGGTGTAACAGATATTAGTGGCAGTGTCACTACCTTGGATTGTGGTACAGTCTGAACTTGGTAAGAGGGCAGCTTATTGTTCTCAGTAAATTAGTAACTTTTAAGGAAATTAAAAATGGCGAATACACTTACTAATCTGGCTGCCGACATTTACAAGGCAGCAGATACCGTGGGACGAGAGCTTGTAGGCTTTATCCCTTCTTCCACAATTAATGCGGACACGGCTCGTGTGGCGTTGAATGATACTGTTCGTTCACACTTCACTCGTACAGCTTCTGCAACTAGTATCTCCGAGTCAATGACTATTCCTCAGGGAACAGATCAGACCGTTGATACTAAGACAATGACTATCGATAATGCTCG